AGCCGCGCCTCAACCACGTCAGCGAGTGGTCTATCCCGGTCGCCCAGCTCATCGCCTTTGGCGAGAAGGCGCGCGATGCGGCGCGTACCGTGGAGGAGGCAATCTCGGTTGCCGAGTTTGGGGTCGATAGCTACCTGAAGGTCGGCGACAAGCAGTGCCGCTTCTGCAAGGCCAAGGCCACGTGCCCGGCCGTGCGCTTCGACGTGACCGAGATCGTCGGCGGCAGCGGTGTCGCCACGGCCGAGGACTTCGCACAGTTTCTACCTGACGTACCCACGGCCGACACGGGGGACAACTACCTGTCGATGGCCATGGGCAAGGTTGATCTGGTCGAGGGCTGGTGCAAGGCTGTGCGGGCCGAGGTCGAGCGTCGCCTGCTGGCGGGCCAGACCATCGACGGCTTCAAGCTGGTCGAGGGGCGCAAGGGCAACCGCGCGTGGGCCGACGAGGCCGAAGTCGAGGAAATGTTCAAGAAGTCGTTCCGCCTGCGCGATGACGACATGTACACCAAGAAGCTGATCAGCCCTGCTGTGGCCGAGAAGCTCCTGAAGGATACCCCCAAGCGTCTGAAGCGGGCCATGGACCTGACGACGCGCTCTGAGGGCAAGCCGTCCGTCGCACCCGCGACTGACAAGCGACCTGCTTTGGTCGTTTCCAACCTCGCGGAAGAGTTCCGCGAATTGACACTGTGAAACTGGAGAACTGAACAATGGCTACTGAAACCCGCCGCGCCGTCACGCTGATGCTCAAGAACAAGCGTCTCGGCTTTGTCGATCTGGCTGAGCCCCGCTCGGTCAATGGGGGCAAGCCCAGCTACGGCGCCCGCATCATCATCGAGCCGAACGACCCGGACGTGAAGCTGATCGACGCCGCCATCGAAGAGGTCGCCACCACCCAGTGGAAGGACAAGGCGCAGAACGTGCTGACCATGCTGACCGAGAAGGGTCGCGTGGCCTTTCTGAAGAAGGACTACCGCAACACGAAGGGCGAGGTCCACAAGGGCTTCGAGGGCAAGTACAGCATCGGCGGCAGCGCGTCGGCCGAGAAGCAGCCCGGCTGCTTCGACGAGTACGGCAACAAGCTGGACGCCGAGGGCATCCGCCGCAAGCTGTACAGCGGCTGCTTCGCGCACGTGAAGGTCGAAATCTACCCGCTCCTGCGCGACGACGGCAACCGCATCAACTGCGCCATCCTTGGCGTGATGTTCGCGGGCGACGGCGAGGCCTTCGGCGGCGGCTCGGCACCTTCCACTGCCGACGACTTCGCGGGCCTGACCAAGGCGCAGGCTGACGCCGAGGACCTCATCTGATGGCTGGCATGGGGCACAACGGCGACGCCGACGACCGCCTTCGGCTCCTGATCGAGCGCATCGAGCGCCTCGAGGAGGAGAAGAAGGGCATCGCGGAGGACATCCGCGACGTCTACTCCGAAGCCAAGGCCGTCGGGTACGACGCCAAGATCATGCGCCAGATCGTGCGCCTGCGGAAGATGAAGCCCGATGACCGGGCCGAAATGGAAGCGGTGCTCGAAGTGTACAAGAGGGCGCTTGGCCTCGATCTGGTTTGAGGCTATACGCCGGGTGTGGGGGCTGATGGAAGCGGTCCCCACACCCTCCTTTCTGGCGGTCCGTGTCGCGCGTTGGGTCCTCCCCTTCGTTGCTGATAACTTCGCGGCACGGGCCACCAGAACGGAGGGCACCATGAAACGAACTATCCCCGAAATCCGCGAACTGATCTCTGCTCTGACCGAGGAGAGCAAGACGCTCGCCCGCAGGCAGCTCTATATCGCCACGAAGATTAACGCGCTGGCGCAGGAGACGCACCGCCGCACCTTCAAGCGCGCGCCTATCACTAGCACCCGCGTGACGGCCGCCGTGCGCAAGAGCGTGCGCGACATGGTCGCGGCGAACCCTGACATGCCGCATCAGGAGGTGGCCGAGCGCCATAACATCAACATTGGCCGCGTCAGCGAGATCGTGCACGGGCACCGCGCGTGAATACGCTTTTCCTTGACACCGAAACCTTCAGCGAAGTGCCCATCACGTACGGCACGCACGCCTACGCCGAGGCGGCCGAGGTCATGCTCGTGCCGTGGGCGTGGAACGACGATCCAGTGGAGGTCTGGGACACGCAGGACCGGCCAGATTGGCGCGCGGACCTGCAAGCCATGATCGATCAAGCCGACGAGGTGGTGATCCACAATAGCCACTTCGACCGCACCGTACTGCGCCACTGCGGCGTAAAAATTCCTGTGGATAAAATTACCGACACGATGGTGATCGCGCTCCAGCACAGCCTGCCGGGCTCGCTGGCGATGCTGTGCGATGTGCTGGGCGTGCCGCAGGACAAGGCTAAAGACAAGGCGGGCAAAAAGCTGATACAGCTCCTGACGAAGCCCCGGCCGAAGAACGTCAAGTTGCGCCGGGCGACGCGAGAGACGCACCCGGATGAGTGGAACGCCTTCATCGAATACGCCCGGCTCGACGTGGACGCGATGCGAGACGTATACCGCCGCCTTCCGCGATGGAATTGTAGTAGTCGTGAGCGGGACCTTTGGATTGCAGACCAAAGAATTAATGACCGTGGTGTCGCCGTTGATCGGGAACTCGCCGGGGCCGCTATACGAGCTTTTCAGCGAACTACGGGAGCTTTGGCCGCTCGTACAGCCCAGCTCACGGGAGGCGCCGTTCAGTCCCTGACGCAGCGCCAGCGCCTGATGGACTATCTGGCCGAGCGGCACGGCTTCGTGCCGGACGATATGACCAAGGGCACCGTCACGTCCCTGCTCAAGGGCGATCTGGACCCGGTCGTGCGCGAGCTGCTCGAGATCAGGCAGCAGGCCTCGGCCACCTCCCCGGCCAAGTACAAGGTGATCCTCGACGCGGCCTCGTCCGACGGGCGCCTGCGCGGCATCATCCAGTTCTGCGGCGCCTCGCGCACCGGCCGCGACGCCGGGCGCGTCTTCCAGCCCCAGAACCTGCCCCGCCCGTCCCTGAAGCCGCACGTGATCGAGCAGGGCATCGAGGCGATGAAGCTGGACTGCGAGGACCTGATTTTCGACAACGTCAGCGAGCTGTGCAGCAGCTCGGTGCGCGGCTGCCTCGTGGCCGAGCCGGGCAACAAGCTGGTCGTGGCCGACCTGTCGAACATCGAGGGGCGCGTGCTGGCGTGGCTGGCGGGCGAGGACTGGAAGGTGAAGGCCTTCTACGACTTCGACCGGGGCGTGGGGCACGACCTGTACAAGCTGACCGCTGGGCGCATCCTCGGCAAGGACCCGGCCGACATCACCAAGGACGAGCGGCAGGTGTCTGGCAAAGTGCCCGAGCTGGCTTGCGGCTATCAGGGGGGCGTGGGCGCCTTCGCGACCATGGGCGCCATCTACGGCGTCGTCATGCCCGATGAGGAGGCGCAGGCCATCGTCAACGCGTGGCGCAAGCAGCATCCGATGACCGTGCGCCTGTGGTACGACGTGGAGCGCGCCGCCATCCAAGCACTGAAAAACCCCGGCAGCGTGTTCGAGGTGCGGGCTCTGCGCCTGTTTGCGACCCAGCACAATGGAAGCCAGTGGCTCCGCATCCGCCTGCCCTCTGGGCGGTGCCTAAGCTATCCCAACGCGCACCTCGAATGGTCGCGCACCATGGCCAATGGCATCACCATGCAGGGGCCCATCGGCTACGACGGGATCGACCAGTACACCAAGCAGTGGCTGTCGCTGGGCACCTACGGCGGCAAGCTGGTCGAGAACATCGTGCAGGCCATCGCCCGTGACATCTTCATGGGCGGCATGCTGCGCGCCGACGAGAACGGCTACCCCGTCTGCATCCGGGTGCACGACGAGCTGATCTGCGAGACGCCGAACACGTCCGACTTCACGGTGGAGGCCCTGTCCTCGATCATGACGGTCGGCGAGAGCTGGTCCACCGGCCTGCCGCTGGCGGCCGCTGGGCATGAGATGCTCCGGTACGCAAAGCTCGACTGATGACCCCGGCCGGTAAGCTGCAAGACTACCTGAAGCACGCCGTCCAGAAGAGCGGCGGCCAGTACCGCAAGGTGCGGTGGGAGGGGCGCAGCGGCTGCCCCGACTGCTTCATCTGGTGGCGCTGGCCGTCGGCTGCCTTTGTCGAGATCAAGGCGGGCGACGACCGGATGCGCAAGCTGCAAACCCGCGAGCGGGAGCGTATGGAGGCGGCCGGTGTGCCCGTGTTCATCGCCCGGAGCGAAGCGGACCTAGATGAAATTATTCGCAAGGTGCGCTTGACATCTTAAAGCAGATGGTTTAATGGGAGGCATCAGCAACGGAGACACCGACATGCCTACTGCCACCATCAAGCCAGTCCGCCGCGCCGCCAAGGGCCACAACCGCTTCTGCGGCCCGGCCGCCCTGTCGATCATCGCGGGCATAGACACGGCCGAGGCGGCCGCCCTGATCCGCCACGTCAGCCGCAAGCGCAGCGTGACCGGCACCACCTTTGGCGAGCTGCTGTGCTCGCTGGCCCTGCTCGGCTTCGGCGCCCGCTCGGTCGCCAAGGTCGATCCGCTCTACCCCAAGTTCAACCCGACGCTGGCCGCGTGGCTGAAGAGCGAGGACCGCGACGGGAAGGCCCTGTACCTGATCGCCGCCGGGAACCACTGGCAGGTCGTGCAGGGGCGTCGCTTCTGCTGCGGCCTGACCCGCGAGATCGTCTCGATCCGCGACGACAAGGTGAAGCGCCGGGCGCGCATCACGGGCGTCTGGGAGATTACCCACAACCGTAAGGTAGCCCTGTGCGACGTGCTGCCCAAGGCCGCGCCCAAGGCCAAGGACAGCGAAGCTGCCGTGCGCCGCAAGGCCCGGCGGCTGGCCGCCGAGCACAACATCGAGATCGAGACGTATCGCGACGGCGAGTACAGTTCGATCATCGTCTGGGGCCCGCGCGGCGTCGATCTGGACAACGACCCCTTCGAGGGCGACCACTATGCCGATGGCTGGACCGACGCGCTGGGGCGGGTCGAGGAGTACGTGAAACTTTTTTCGCGGGAGGCGTTGACAGCGTAAAGCGGATGGTTTAATCGACGCTCATCAGCAACGGAGACCTACCATGTGCAACCTTTCGAACTGCTCGCATGACCGCCTCGATGACGACCTGTCCGATCTGTTCGGCGGGGACGACTACGACGTCGCGGAAGGCGCGTCCTTTGCGTCGCGGGCTCTGGCCCGCAACACCTCGACCGTGACCTTCGAAGAGAAGTGCGACAAGTGCCGTGGCACCGGCCGCTTCGTCGGCTACACCGGCCGCGTGCTGGGCGACTGCTTCACCTGCAAGGGCGCTGGCGTGCGTCGGTACAAGACCAGCGCCGAGCAGCGCGCCAAGGCCCGCGACGCGGCCGATGCCCGCAAGGCCAAGGCCGCTGCCACGGCCGCCGAGCAGGCCGCCGCATGGCTCGAGGGCAACCCGGCCGAAGCCAAGTGGCTGGCCGACGCCTCGGCTCGCGGTTTCGAGTTCGCCGTCAGCCTGCGCGACGCGCTGCTGAAGTACGGGCACCTGACCCCCAAGCAGGAAGCCGCCGTGCGCAACGCGGCCGCCAAGAGCGCCGAGCGCGCGGCGCAGTGGGCCGCCGAGAAGGCCGCCCGCGAGGACGGCGCCGCCACCCTGTCGCTGGCCAAAATTCGCGCCGGGTTCGACAGCGCCCTGCGCCACCTCAAGCGCCCCAAGCTGCGCATCGCCGACGTCCAGTTCTCGCTGGCCCCGGCTACCGGCCGCAACGCGGGCTGCATCTACGTCGTGCGCGCCGACGACGACACCTATCTCGGCAAGATCACGCCGGAGGACAAGTTCCTCACCTCGCGCGACTGCACGGCCGCTGATAGCGAGACGGTCGCCCGCGTGGCCGCCGACCCGGCCGCCGCCGCCATCGCTCACGGCCATGAGTACGGCCAGTGCGCCTGCTGCGGCCGCGAGCTGACCAACCCGGAGAGCGTGGCCCGTGGCATCGGCCCCATCTGCGCAGAGCGGTGGGGCTGGTGATGGCCAAGACGTTCGTCCCTCACAGCTACCAGCAAAAGGCGCTGGACTGGCTCTTCGCGCACTCGCGCACGGCGCTGTGGATGCCCATGGGCGGTGGCAAGACAGTCACCACCCTGACGGCTCTCGACGCCCTTGACGTGTGGGAGGATGTGTTCCCCATTCTCGTGCTGGCGCCCAAGCGCGTCGCGCGCTCGACGTGGCCGGACGAGGTGGCCAAATGGGGGCACCTACAGCGCCTCCGCGTGAGCGTGCTGAGCGGGACAGCCAAGCAGCGCCAGAAGGCTCTGGAGACGCCCGCAGACGTCTACACGATGGCTTACGACAACCTGAACTGGCTGTGCGAGGCCGTCGGCGATGATTGGCCCTTCGTAACCGTCGTGGCGGACGAGCTGACGCGCCTGAAGTCCTTCCGCATCCGGCAGGGCAGTAAGCGTGCCGGGGCGCTGGGCAAGGTGGCCCACACGAAGGTCAAGCGCTTCATCGGTCTGACCGGGACGCCCGGCTCGAACGGCCTGAAGGACCTGTGGGGGCAGACGTGGTTCCTCGACAAGGGCGAGCGGCTGGGGCGGACCTTCAGCGCCTTCGAGCAGCGCTGGTTCCGCAAGGGCTACGACGGCTTCAGCTTGCAGCCGCTGCCGCACGCGCAGGACGAGATACAGGAGCTGCTGGCCGACATCTGCTTGACCGTGGAGGGCCTGCCAGTGGATGAGCCTATCGCCAATCCCATCCTCGTCGACCTGCCGCCCTCGGCGCGCAAGCTGTACGAGGACATGGAGGAGGAGATGTTCGCCGAGATCGGCGCGGATGGTGTCGAGGCGGCCAATGCGGCGGTGCGCACGCAGAAGTGCTTGCAGATTGCCAACGGGGCGATCTACACCGATGAGGCAGGGAACTGGGAGGCCGTCCATGACGCCAAGCTCGAAGCACTCGACAGCGTCCTCGAAGAGGCGAATGGCGCGCCTGTGCTCGTTGCCTACAACTTCAAGCACGACTTGGCCCGCCTACGGCATCGCTACCCTAAGGCTCGGGTGCTGGACGCTGACCCTGATACGATCCGGCAGTGGAACTCCGGCGGGATCGAGATACTACTCGCTCACCCTGCGTCGGCGGGGCACGGACTGAACCTAGCCGAGGGCGGCAACATCTTGGCCTTCTTCGGCCTGAACTGGTCGCTGGAAGAGCACATGCAGATCATCGAGCGCGTGGGGCCGATGCGCCAGAAGCAGGCAGGCTTCGACCGCCCCGTATTTGTGCACTATATCATGGCCAAGAACACCGTCGACAGCATGGTGTTCGACCGGCTGCAATCCAAGAAGAGCGTGCAGGAAATCCTGCTCGAGGCAATGAAAGCGAGGAACCAATGACCGAAGCAACTTACATGTGCGTCCACTGCAAAGAGGAGTACGACACCACTACCAAGGCGGCGGCTTGCAAGGCCGCACATGAGCTGGGCGAGGCGATTGAAAACGCGACCAAGGTCGATAAGCCCGAGACGTCGATCCCGTTGCCGCTGGCACCGGAGCTGCTCGGCCGGGCCGCCCGCCACATGCACGACCGGACCTCGACCTACGACAAGCCGGAGGGCGAGCGCTCCATGGGACGGACCGTGCGCGCCTTCAATGCCATCACGGGCCACGCCCTGAGCGAGAGCGAGGGCTGGCTGCTGCTTCAGGTGCTCAAGGATGTGCGCCTGTTCACTCGGTCCACCTACCACGCGGATAGCGCGGAAGATTGCATTGCCTACGCTGCCCTCAAGGCCGAGGCCAAAAGTCAGGAGAATTGATTATGGTGATATGTTACGACGCGAAGGGGCGGCCCGCATGGTTCGAGCCGCCCTATACCAAAGAGGAGCTGGAGCGGCTCGACCGCGCCGCAAACGCGGGGGTGGTGGCCTTCAGTAGGTTGAGCCCGCGTCCTGTCGCGGCGCCAGCGCCGGAACAGCCGCAAGAGCAGCAATAGCCGGGAGCGCCACGCCTGCCTTATGCGCCTCCAGCAGACCGCGCAGGCCCTTGTCGGCGAGAATGTTGCGCGCGAGCTGGACGTCCGGCCGCGTCTCGCCCAAGCCCTGCGCGGCCATCTGCGCGTCAAGGTCGGCGCCAGACTGATACCGGGCGCGCAGCGCGCTGCTCCGGTCGAGCTGATCGATGACGCTTTCGGGGTGCCGGGCCAGCAGGTCTGCCAGCTCCTGCGTGGCCGCGCCGGAGCCGGGCACCGTCGAGTTTTCGAACATCGGCAGGTAGCCGCTGGCGATCTTCGTGCGGCCGGGCATGGCGCCGGTCAGGTTCGCGATGTCCTCGCCCAATCCGCCATGCAGCGCTTCGCGGGTGGCGGACCCGGTCGGCGGACCGGGGTAGAAGTTGGCCATGGTCACGCCTTCGCCCGTATCGACAACGTCAGGCAGGCCATGCTTCTCGCCGAGCGCCTTGAGCGCCATCAGCCGGTCCACGCTGCTCGCCCCGCTCTGGGGGACAAAGAGCGACCCCAGTTCTTCCGGGTTCTCGGCGTTGAAGATGGTGTGGTGCCACGCCCCCGCACCCTGCGCGTCGGTGTAGGCGCGCAGCCCCTCAGCCAGATCGAGCAGGTCGCGAGACGCCGGAGCCACATCGCTGCCAGCGCGCTCGATGACGGGCTTGGCAATCGTGGCCGGGTTGGTCTCGAGCACGCCGCCCGGCGGGGTGTAGACGCCAGTCGCAGGCAGCGTCGGCTTCTGCCGGACGCCGAGGGCGCTGTAGATGATGTCGTTGCCGTTCTCGTCAGTCCACGAGGCGCGCGGATCGGCGCTGTACGCTGCGCGGGTACCCTCGTCGGCCGAGAGAAGCCCGCTCACGTGGTTCGCGTGGGCGTAGGGGACGCGCTCGCTGGTCGCATGCGCGGTGAACTCCGGCGCCGAGAAGGGCACCGCAAGGTCCTTCGGGCCGTTCAGCCGCTCGTCGATAGCGCGCAGCATGTCTTCGGTGATCACGCCGCCCTTGGGCGCCATCTGGAGTGCGCGCAGCGGCGACTTGACGCCCGGCACAACGCCCACAGGGAAGCCGAACGGGTCGGTCAGATTGGACGACGCCATCAGGTCGGGCAGCAGTTCGAGGGCGCCCACCGGCTCCTTCAGGCGCCCGATGCCTTCGCCGGGGATCGACGTGCGGTACGAAGGATGGGTCGACGGCGCCAGCGGCGCGTTGGCGTCAATGACGCCCACGTTGCGCAGCGACGTGAGCGGTTGGTTGAGCTGCTCCAGATCGGTAGTGGCCAGACGTGCCGCGCCCATGCCAAGGCCGCCCTTGTCGCGGTACTGGTCAAGGAGGCGGTTCAGGGCGGAGCGCTGCGCCCCGGTGGCCTCGCGGAAGCTCTCAATGCTCGCAGGATCGTCCAGCGAGCGGAACTCCGGCACGATGCCCCGGATGTTGGCCGCCAGCTCGCGCTGGGCGCCCTTGCCCATGTTGGCCTGAGCATACTTGAGCATCAGCTCGCGCGGCATGTGCGCGAAGTCGACGGCGGTGGGCCCCATCGACCACGGCAGATACAGCGGGTTCTGTCCAGTCTCGGCCTTCAGGTTGCGCGCCAGCTCGAGGTGGCGTCCTGCGGGAGCCAAGTCCGAAGCCCAGACCGAGCCGGGGTTGTTGAACATGTAGTCCTGCCCGCCCATGCGGTTGACAGGCTCTTTCAGCGAGACATCGTTGATGCCGGTGATGGTGTCGCCAGCGGCCGACTTGTCCAACATCGAGGTGATGAAGGGCTTGCCCTCCATGTCGAAAATGCTGAGCGGCGTTGGCTCTTGGGTCTGGTGCGGCGCCAGCTCGACGGACATCTCCGCGACCTTGGGCGCTTCCCCGGCGCGGCTCTCGATGCGGGGGTCAAACGCGACCTTGGCTGGGGTTACACGGCGGGGCGTGACTTGCAGCGTCTTGCGCGCGGTTCCCTGTTCGGCCGCCTTGACCGCGCCCTGTTCGGCCGCCTTCACGGCGCCCTGTTCGGCCAGCCGCGCGCCTTCGCCTTCTGCGGCCCGGACGGCCAGCTTACCGGCGGCGCCCCCGCCGAACTCCGGGTTAAGGGCGCCCAGCACGGCCAGCGGGGCCATGGCGGCCATGCGCTGCGCCCCGGCGGTATTGCCCGCCGCGCGCTGCTGGGCGGCGTTCTGGATGACGTGGAACGGCTCGACCAGCGGATCGACGACAGCGCTCTTGGCCAGCCGCAAGCCCTCGGCCACCGGAGCCGCGCGCAGAGCCTGCCCCTCGTGCCGCGCCCAGTCGGCGGTGCGGTGCGCCGCGTTGCTTACGTCGGCGGCCACGCTCTGCGGCGTGGCATGCGACAGGTAGCGGTACGCAGCGCTGCCCAGCGTGGCGGCGGGCGAGTTGCTGGGGCCGTACGAGATCGCGTCCCAGAGGCTGCGCAGGTAGTCAGACGCGGAAGGCTGAGGCGCATTGGGCATTGATCACTGGCCTCCGATAGCCGGGACGTCGATGTACATGTTGTGCTTGCGCAGGAAGTCATCCCGCTGCTGCTGGTCGGTCGCGTCAGCATACTTGCTCGCCTCCGACGTCGCAAGCGCAAGGTCCGGGTACTTGTTGTACAGGTCCGCGAGCGTGGTCCCCGCCTTGCTGATCGAGGGAGCAACGGCCTCGCCTACGCGCTGCGCGGCGCCGACGCCACGGCCCGCGCCGTACGCCAGTTCGCCCATCACGCGCGGGCTGGTCGGGGCCAGTGCCAGCGCCAGCTTGGGCGACAGGAGGCCGAAGATGCCGTTGCGCAGCCCTTCGCCCGCCAGCCCGGCCGCCTCGACGTTTCCGCGCAGGCCGCGCGGAGTGGGCGAGGAGGCCGACTGCCCGGCCAGCGTCGGCATGAGGGTGCCCGTGGGGTCCAGTTCCGCCAGACGCTCGCCCTGCGCCGCGCGCTGGCCGTAGTTCGTGTTGGCGTTGTTGCGCAGGATCGACTGGAGCTTGCGCGAAGCGGCGTCCACGTTGACCGGCTTGCCGCGCGGCGAGGACAGGCTGAAGCCGCTCTCGAGCGAGGCCGCTTCCTGCGCCGCGTCGCCGTAGTCCTTCATCGTGGTCGCGTAGACCGGGTCGTGATCGGTCAGCATCTTGCGCACAGCCCGGTAGGCGTTGCCCGCGATGCGCGCGGCGTCGCGATCCGAGGCGCCTCCAACCTTCGAGCCGATGGTGTACAGGTCCTGCTTGAACTGGTCGACGGCCAGCGGCGTCAGCAGCGACGGGTCTTCCTCGGCCTTGTTCAGGTAGTGCTCGACCGTGTCGTTCATCTGCTGCCACGCCAGATGATCCGACGGCCGGTGCGGCGCGTCGAGCATGGTGTCGTAGTTGGCGGGCTTCATGCTCGCCATCGTGTCGCGCAGGTTGTCCGGCGACAGCGGCACCGGCTCCCGGCCGAACTGGGCCATGGCGGCCTGATAGCGGCGCGAGGCCGCGTCGCGCAGGTTGGACACGGCATTGCGCGCCAGAGCCACGGCGTCCGAAGCGTTCTCGGTACCGTTGCGCATGTTGGCGGTGAAGGCTTCGGACTGCGGGGTTGGGGCGCCTGCCAGACCCTGCGTCTTTCCGGCCTCGTAACCCTCGCGCAGCGTGGTGCCGCCGACGCCCGACGGGAAGGCGGCAGCCTCGGCTACGGCGTTGCCCACGGCCCCCGCGCCGCGCCGGGCGGCCCCGGCAACGGGGTACTTGTTGAGCAGGGCGGGCAGGCCTTCCGTCGTCAGCGCGAC